GTTTATGCCATCCCATTTTTCCAATTTTCCACTATATGAGTTCATAGTAGTGCCACCTTCTAAGTGTGGTTTTAAAGGAGTAGTCCATTCAATCACAGGATTAATGACATCATCAGGTGCATAGTAACCCTTAATGAACATATTTTCCTGTTTGTTAATTTCGTGTTGTTTAATATTACTCATAATCACATGCCATAATTTATCATATTATATAGTTATTTATACAAGTTTTAGATGTGAAAAGGGGCGTTCATCACGCCCCAATTCGTATACTCTTTCAAGTAAGGATTACATTAAGTTTGCAACCTGTACCCTTCTGTAGTATCTGTTGCTGTTTGCAGAACCACTACCGTTAATAACAGCAGCGTCGCCTGTACCTGCTTCAGCAAATGGGTTAGCTTGTAAACCATATCTGGTTTTAAACCCAATTTTTGGTTGGAAAGTATCTTGACCAACAGCACGAACCATTTGTAATGGTACATACGGACAGTAGAACATGCCACTATCATATGGTGAAGTACCTTTGTAACCTACTACAAAGTATTGTTTAGCAGTGTTATTTGCAGAATATGGGTCAATATAAACTTTATATTTACCATTTAGAACACCAGCAAAAGTGTTACCTGTGTCATCAACATTTAGATTGTTGTTTAACGCAGGAGCGTAATCTAATACACCCGCCATTTGAAGTGCAGAAGCAACATCAGATGAGCAGATAATCATATTACCTTTCCCTCTACGAGTTCTTTGTGCAATAGCATTTGCCTCTCTTTCTACTTGGAACATAAGACCTTTGAATCTTTCAACACTCCAACGACCGTTAGAATCTGTATCAAGGTCAAATATGCCTTCAGTAGTTGTATTAACTGTACCTGTGTTTGCAGAAGCACCTTTTTCAGCATTAGTATAGATAGTTCTAACTACTTCACGGTTAATCTCAGCAAGAATTTCACTTGATAAAATATTAGCAAGTTCTGTTTCAGCGTCAAGTCCATGAATTGCTTTAAGGTCTTGTGCAAGTTCCATTGTGTACTCAGCTTTTAACGCTCTTGATTTAGCAGTTACAGTTGATTTCTCAATACTGAACGCCATTTCAGCAAACGCATTACCTGAATCTTCACCTAATGATTCAGCAGCCGCTGTACTCATTGCAGTACCAGTTGTAAAGGTACCAGCAGGTGAATCGTTTAACAATGCAGGGTTTGTTCCACTATGAGCAGTAGATGAGAAACCATCAACAGCAGAACCAGTCGCATTACGACCAGAAAAGTCTGTATCAGCTTCATCAAATAAAGCCTCTGTGCCACTCATTGATGTGAATCTAGAACGCATAGCAAAGATAAGTCCTGTAGGACCTGTCATTGGTTGTACGCCACAGATATCATAAGCAATAAGATTTGGCATAGCTCTTCTTACTAGAGAAATTAGGATAGGATCCCAATTACTTACACCAGAGTTACTAACAGCGTTAGTTGGTGTTTCAGCAAGGAAAGCTTGGTCTTCTTTAAGAGCCCTTTCTTGGTTCTCTAAGATGACCGAAGTTACGGCACGCTTATAACTATCCTTTACTTCAGGAAGTTCTGGATGGTCTAAGACTGGCTGCCATTTCTTTTCATAAGTTTCCGATAAGTACATATCTTCTTCTCTCCTCTCTTTAGTTACTTCGATATTTTAATATCTTTTGTTTTACTAATTGCGTTGGTATATGCAGCCATAGCATCCGATAAATCAGCATTTGATTCATCGCCCTCCGCAACATCATCTATATCTGCCGAAGCAGACTTCTCAGCTTTTTGCTCAAAGTAGGACTCTTTAATAGTCTTAACTTTTTGTGCAAAATCTTCTTCAGAAGAATACTCAACGCCTTCTACGAGACTGTCGAATTTTTCCTTAGCAGTATCTGCCAAGTCTTTTGAATGTTCATCAATGATTTCTTGTCTTTTGTAAGAACCATTAACTTTATTCATTTCAACATTCTTCTCAATTTCTTCGTTAAGTTTTTTCTCTAAGTCATCAATCTTAGAAGCTTGGTCTTCAAGAACATCATATTTCTCATCTGGCACATCAATGTAATGGTCTTCAAATAATTTTTTCAGACCACTAATGAAGTCCTCAGCGATTTCGCCCTTGATACCTCTTTCTAGTGCTAACTTGTTCTCTTTCATCCATTCTTCAACCACATAGTTTAAGTATGAATCAACTTTTTCAGTTAGTTCAGATTTAGATTTTGAGATTTCTTCTTCAAATTTAGTATCATATTCAGACTGTAATCTTTCTTTTTCAGCGTTTACTTTAGAAGTAATCGCAGCTTCAAAGATAGTAGCAGCCTTTTGTTTAAATTCTTCAGATAGGTCAGCGTCTCCTACTAAAGCGTCAATGTCATCTTTAACATCTATTTCAGAATCAGTTTCTTCACAATGTCCAGCTTTCATAGATTTTTTATATCCTGCTTTCATGTGTTTGCCTGCTTTCATATGCATGCCTTCTTTTTCCACTTCTTCTTCTTCGACATCTTTTTTAACATCTTTTTCTTTAGATTCGACAACCTCATCCTCAGAATCAGTTTCTTCGTGATATCCTGCTTTCAAGTGTGAAGGTTCCCCTGCCACTTGAGCGCTTTTAGATACAGCGTCTGAAACTTTATTAACCTTTTTTGTACCGTCTGGATTGCTGTCAGTAGGTTTAACTACTGGTGAACCTAAATCTTCATAATCTGGATTTAAATGAGATGGTTCTCCCGCAACAGCATTCTTTTTAGGAGCGTCAGCATTTGGATTTGCTGGTGCTTCTTCGATAGTTTCAGGTTGTTTTTCTGATTCTGCCATTGAAAATCTCCTCTTTATTTATTTTATAGTACTATAAACTCTAAACTTTTTCGAGTTCAGTTAATATTTATAATATTATAGTTTTCTAATAAACGAATCAAAGATTTCTAGTTTTTTTTCTTCTAGTTGTCTTTTCTTCGTGTTAATCACTTCCATCTTCCACGCCTCAATGTCTTTCTCGACTAAGAGACCGTTGTCCCATACCCATTCTTTACCTTCCATAATGCCTTCTACGAAAGCGGCCGGTGCCGAAGGGTCTGCTACAATGTCAGCGGCGGTCGCTAACATGAAATCATCTTTCACATAGTTTGCGCCGTTTCGTTGTACGATAGAACCCATGCCTCTAGATGATACTCCCAATTGAGCACCTTCATCAATAAGACCTTTTACAATCTTACCATAAGGCGTGTCCATGATTTTAGCTTCACCAATAAAGTTATCGCCATCTGGATAAAGTTTCTTAATCATATGAGAAACTCTCTCTAGATTGACAGTTGGGCCGTCAGGATGTCCTAACTCGCCAAATGCACGATTTTTATTGATAAATTCTTTATTGTATCTTGTTACTTCTTTCATCAAGATTTCTTTAGGGTATACACGCCCATTACGATTCTTGATGTTAGACTGTAAAAAAACACCTTTAATCTTGTATTCTTTCTTGCCGTTCTTGTCTTCTTCTACAAGATATTCGGCACTTGATACTTCTTCTGAAATTAATTTCATAAGTGTACTCTCTCTCTTTTGTTATATACTATTTATACAAAATTGTACTTTAAATGCACATTTTTATCTAAATTCTACTACAATAGTATAATTATCACCAGATACAAAATTTCTAGTTGATAATAGTATATCACCTGTCGGTGTTGTTGCATTATTAACTATGCCATCACCAAATGTTCTTAAATCCCAATGTCCTTGTCCATTTAATAATACCATAGTTGAATTAGTTGAACCTCCCCATAATAACTCAACAGCTGCATTACTATTTGTACTATTAATAGAATACCATATTCTTGCAAGTACTTTTGTAGCGTCTTCAGTCATTGCATTAGTATTTGAAGCGTCAATCTTAGTTACCAATGATTCACCAGTACCATCTGATAAGTTAGTCATCTTTGCAACATGTTTTACACCTGCTACATCAGCAATCGTTTGTACTGTTACTATATCTGCCATAATCTACTCCTAAC